CGCTCGAAAATGTGGCAAACAGGCCGGTCACCTCATGGTCAGCCACGGGATTGCCGGATGGTCTGTCGATAAACCCTGTCACCGGCATTATTACTGGAACGCCAACAGGACACGGAGAATTCACAGTCATCATCACCGCTATCGGCTCCGGCGGTGAGGATAGTGAGCCAATCTTCTTTCTAATCGCAGAAAGCATCCCGATCTTTCGCGGAGCCACCCGCGCCACTGCCGTCTATGCAGGAGCCACCGAAGGAAAAGCGATATACTACGGCCCAAGCCTTCTTTGGAATGCGGCCGGGTGGGAGCCTTCAACCTTTCAAAACAACCTCCTGGCATTTTACAGGCTGAACGATGACGGAAGCGGAGCGCTCTCGCTTGCAGACAGCAGCGGAAACAACCGCACGCTTACCAATGCAAACGCGGCGGCTTTGAGTTCGGGGGCAATTCAAGGCTCAGCTCTATTTACAGGGAACAGCCAGTTCTTGACTGCCGGCATTCCATTCAATCCAGCACAGCCCTACAGCATCTCGATGTGGGTAAATGTCTCCACGCTGAAAAATTATTTTTCCATTATAGCCGGGTCCACGGGGGGCACTCTGAATATCCATGGGGATTCATCCGGCGGTCTGTCGTGGAACAACGCTTCGAGCGGAGATTTTTCACAGTCTGGATTTTTTACTGCGAACCAATGGATGCACTGCGTTTTCGTGCGAGGCAGTGGCAACGCGATGACAGTCTACAAAAACGGAACGCTGGTAAAAACCGCCACAGGCTCGACGAACTACAGCCCAATCACACTGGTCGATATCGGAAATGTCAGGCACATGGGCGGATTCCAATTTGCCGGAAAAATCGACGCTATTGGTATTTGGGATCGCGCACTCACCACTGCGGAAATTGGAAAGCTCTATAATTCTGGAACAGGGTTTGAGTTTTAGCGTTCCACCCGCTCCCTGAGCCACTCGGAGATTTGACATGCCGCCGCGAGAAGCGGCATGAAGTTCTTTCTCGACACCACAAAAAAGCAGCTCGTCAAGTCTGCGGCAAGCAATGTCGCACTCGACAGGCTCGTGCTCAAACGCCGCGACTCGCTGGCGGTCGAGGTCGCATTTGTCGCCCGTGGGGCGGTCGCATCCATGCCCGCAGGGACAACGGCAACCGTTGCACTCAAGCGCACCTTCGCCGACTCCAATTTTCTCGCTCTGGCCTCAGGGGAACCACCCACCCTAAACCTTACTACAGTCCCCCTCGAGGCCGCTTTTTCCGCCAACCCTGCCAGCATCTCCGCGCTCCTCGAAATACGTTGGTCGATCCCCGGCGAAACCACTCGCACGGCCACGCTCGCCGTCGAAATCCAGAACAGCGTCATTCTCGGCACCGAGCAGACGCCCGAAGCGATTCCAGACGGCAAAGCCACGCAGCTCGAAGCTGAAGCAGGCACATCGAATGAAAAGTGGATGACCCCGCTGCGCACGGCGCAAGCGATTGCCGAACTCGCCCCGCCGACCACCGACGCCTCCCTCCTTACCAGCGGCACCCTCGCCGACGCCCGCCTCTCCGCCGGCGTCACCGCCTCCCTCGCCAAAGCCGACACCGCCAGCCAACCCGGCCACGGCCACGCCATTTCCGACACGACTGGCCTCCAAACCGCCCTCGACGGCAAACAAACCACTGGCTCCTACGCCCCAGCCACAGGCATCGCCCCCAGCGCCATCGAAGGCACCGCCGTCGTCACCACGGATGCTCGCCTCACCGACGCCCGCACACCGCTCTCCCACACCCACCAGACGGAACACATCACCGACTTTGCCGCCGCCGTTGCCTCCGGCTACTTCGACCGCGCAGGCGACGCAGGCAGCCGCACCCCCGCCGCAGGCCAAGCCCCCTACCAAGTCGTCCTCGCCAACGACACCCGCCTCATCGATCCCCGCCGCACCGCCTGGGTGCAGCCCCCTTCCAGTCCATTTCCGGGGGCCATCTCCGCCGCGAGCCTCATCGAAGGCCAGCAATACGACATCGCCGTCGTAGGCACCACCAACTGGGCTTCCATCGGATTTCCCTCCATCACGAAGACTGGCAACGCCGCCAGCGGCTCCACCACCCTCGTCGTCGATTGGCCAGCGTTTGGAATTGCAAACGACATGGTCGTCAGTGGCACCGGCATCCAACCCGGCACCGTCGTTACAGGAGGCCTTAGCAACACCCTCACGATCTCGCTCCCCACAACGCAAGCCATCACCGGCAGCGCCGTCACCTTCTCCAACCCCATCGTCTCCGGCAGCCGCTTCACAAAGAACTCCACCCCCGCCACCGGCACAGGCTCCGCCATCCCCGTCGTCGGAGCCGCCGCGCTCCCCGCACTCGGCACCATGGCCTACGACGGCTCCTTTCTCTACATCGCCGTCCCCACCCCCGGAGGTCAGTCCCTTCGCTGGGCACGCGCCCCCCTTTCCATGACCTGGTAAAATGGCAAACACCGGCGACATATTAGCACCAAAACTGCTCGCAGACGGCACCTTCGAGGAAACCGTATTAACCCCCGCCGCCATCGGTGCGGCCCCCGCCACGCACGCCCACGACCTCACCGAGGTTAACTCTCTGGCCGACGCCCTCTCCACCTTCTCCTCCGACCTCGGCGAAGCCGCCGCCAGCATCGGATCGCTACAGACCCAGATCAACGGCAAAGCCCCCACCGTCCACACGCACCCCGCCAGCGACATCACCGGCCTCTCCGAATTCATCATCGACAGCGCCCCCGGCCTTCAGATCAACACCACCGTCCGCACCGGCACCGGCGTCGCCACCACCTTCCTGATCGACGGCCTTGTCAGCTCCGACCCCGAGCATGTCCTCGTCGCGCTCAACGGCGTCACCCAAACCCCCGGCACCGACTACCTCGTCAGCGAAGCCACCGGCACGATCACATTCGACGAGCCGCCCGCCGCCGGCATGCAAATCTCCTGCACTGCCCTCGGCCTCCGCACCGTCCAACCGCCCATCGACCCGACCCTCTACCTCTACGCCTTCGACCAATCCAGCGACGGCCTCACCACCTTCCTCGGACGCCTCCTCAATGCCGACCGCCCCGCCGCGCCAGCCCTGCCCGAGACCGCCACCACCTGGACGATTAAACGCAGCACACTCTCTGCCGCCGGGCGCGTGCTCGCCAACGCCACCGCAACGGGCGCATGGCTCAACCGGGAGACTCTCGCATTCGCATGACAACAATCACCGAGAGCAATATCACGCAGACGCTCGATCTCTCCTCGTTCGACCTGAGCCTCCCGCCCGTCATCGTAGAGTATCCCACACGCTCCGCCTTCCCCTCGAGCGGCAAGCCCGACCGCCTCTACATGGCGATGGATGAAGGCATGCCCTACCGCTGGTCGCCCTCCGCATCGGCCTACGCGCTCACGATCCCGGTCATTGACGCCGGAACTTTTTGACACTCACCCCACAGACGAACCCACAACCAACACCAACCTAAAAAAACCAAATGCCGAACCCTATCATTCGCCTCAAGCGTGGCAGTGGCTCTCCCGTCTCCTTGCAGACTGGTGAAGTCGCTTTCGACACACTCAACAAATCCCTCTTCATCGGAACAGCCGAAGGCGTCCTGCCAATTGGCGGCGAGCACGTTTTCGCAAAGAAGACCTTCGTTTCTGACGCAGTAGCAGCTGAAGGCGTGCTGCGTGCAGCCGGTGATTCGACCCTCACCACAAATCTGAATTCGGAAATTTCGCGGGCACAAGGTGCCGAAGGCGTAATCGCCGCCGGTCTCGCCCAAGAGCTTCTTGATCGTGCCGCAGCCGTATCAGGAGAAGCCTCCGCTCGTGTGTCTGGTGACTCCGCTTTAGACGCAAAAATCGAGACTGAGAAGGGCCGCATCAATGCGATCCTCGCTCTTTCGGACACCGATAAAGACAGTCTGAAAGAACTGGTCGACCTGATCCAAGGCATCGACACAGCGAACGATCAAGCCTTCGCAGGTTATGTAACCTCGAACAACGCCGCCCTCGCATCCGAAGTCACGAACCGCCAATCCGGCGATGCCACACTGCAAGGCAACATCGATGATGTCGCCAGCGACCTGAGCGCGCTCACAACTCGCGTTTCCGCAGCCGAGCAAGACATCCTTGACGAAGTGTCAGACCGCCAGAGCGCCATCACCGGCGTGCAGGCAAATGTCGATTCCGAGGCAGCCTCGAGAGCCGCAGCGATCGTGACCGTCACCGGTCTGGTCACAAGCGAAGCCTCCACACGGGCAACTGCCGACACCTCGCTCTCGAACCGGATCACGAGCTTGGAAGGCGTCTCCAGCGACAGCCGCCTCACATCCCTCGAGGCAGACGTAGCCGACCACGAGAGCCGCATCAGCGCGCTCGAGACAGTCATCGACGGCGGCACCTACTAAGCACCGCAACCACTCCCCGGCGGGGCGCTACATAGCGCCTCGCCAAGCGGGGGGAGTCTAAAAAAACCGCCGAATAAATCCGCCACATGGCAACTCAAATCGTCCCGAAAAAATCATCTATCGCCGGCCGTATTCCGACCAGCGACCAGCTCGGCATCGGAGAGATCCTCCAAAATCTCACAGACCGCTGCCTCTACTCCAAAGACGCCGCCGGTAATGTCTACCGCATCGGCACTCGTCCCGTGCCCGATAAAGTCGAAGTCTTCGACTTCATCGGCAACCATCTCTTTTACGGCAAACTCGCCTACTCGGACTTCCCAAACAGCGGGTCGATCTACGACTCCCCACTCTGGGACATCGCCCGCACCACCACAGACTCCAACGGCAACGTCACCGCCGAAGCCAGCGCCACCGGCGCGTGGTCTTCCAAGGAGTCCTTAAATTATGCTTAGTCCCTTATACGGCCAACTTTCCCCGCTGCGCGTGCCGACAAAAGCCGTGCGCCAGCCAGTCTCCGATGCAGATGCCGAGGCTTATTTGGTAGCCGTTGAAGCTGCCGATCTACAACCAATCGAAGATGGCGTAGCAAATGCGATCAATTCTTTTGTCGTCGGTTGCAAAGCGGATGGCATCTGGTCCGGCATCAAATCCTCCTGCATTCTTGCAGGCGCGAGAACGCTTTCCGGTGCGCTAATCCCACTCGTAGGCACGGCTCCAACCAACGCAAATTTTGTAAGCGGTGATTACAATCGAGAAACTGGCCTGCTCGGAAACGCCACAACAAAATACTTAAACTCCAACCGAAACAACAACGCAGACCCGCAAAACAATTTTCATTCAAGCGTATATCTTAACATAATCGGTATTGATGGCAGGGCATATATTGGAGCCGGCGGAAATAATACAACTGGAACAACGCATTTGTTTTCCAGCGCTGGACGTTTTGCATCCCGAAATAGGACTTCATCAATTTTAACAGGCGGATTAGCAAGCACGGGGTTTTTAGGTCACGCCAGAAGCGCAATTAACGCAATAAAACTGCGCCACAACTCAACAGAATACACAGCGTCGTTCAACTCGGCCGCGCCTTTCAGTAGCGATTCATTTGTGTTTGCAAGAAGCGTTTCCACAACACCGCAATTATTAGCCTCTGGAAGGATTTCCTTTTACTCAATAGGCGAGTCTCTCGACCTCGCCCTCCTCGACACCCGTGTGTCCAACCTCATGACCGACCTCGCCGCCGCAATACCATGACACTCGCCGACCTCATCACACAGCCTATCAACTACGAGACCGCAAAAGACCTTGCGCTCGTCTTCTCGCCCGAACTCGCCGAGCAACTCGCTGCCGTCCAAAATGAGCATGGCAACCCGCGCCATGTCGCTTCTCCGGTCGATCTCGTCGATGGCCGAAAAATGCTCTGCGCCGACCTGCTAACCGAAATCGGCCCCGGCGGCCTCTACTCCGGCGGATTTGCGCACCTGCCCGCCGAGCTTTTCCCATCCGTGGAAGTCCTCCCGATGTCCGAAGTCCTCCCGCTCCTGCCCCAACCCGAAGAAGAAATCTAACCAACCCACCACCATGCTCGAACAAGTCTCAACCTCCGTTAAGTTCCTGGCTTTTTTTACAGCCAGCAAAACCGGCAAGACCGGCCTCACCGTCACCATCGACATCTACAATCCGTCTGGCACGCAGATCGTGACCGCAGGCAGCGCCACCGCCCTCGGCGGCGGGTTGTATAGCTACGCGCTCTCAACCGACAATTCCTCGGAAGGTGAATACGCCGCCATTTTCAAAACCACCGACGCCACCGTGGACGCCCAGCACATCCCCAGCCTCTGGGTTCTTGGGCGTGCAGGAGTCGAAAACCTCGATGCCGCCACCAGCACCCGCCTGCCATCCAGCAGCTACACCGCCCCAGCGAACTCGGACATCTCGGCAATCAAAAGCAAGACCGACAATCTCCCAAGCGACCCCGCAGATCAAAGCCTCGTCGAGTCCGCCATCTCCGCCCTCTCGATTCCGACCGTGGTCCAGATCCGCGCCGAGATCGACAGCAACAGCACCAAGCTGGCAAACCTCGACGCCACGATCTCCAGCCGTCTGGCAGATGCAGACTACACCGCGCCAACCTCCGCGCCGAGCGCCAGCACGGTCGCCACAGCGGTTCGCACCGAACTCGGAACCGAGCTTGGCCGCATCGATCAAAACATCTCAAGCCGACTTGCATCTGCCGACTACACCACGCCCCCAACTGCCTCGCAGATCAGTTCAGCGGTGGAAGGCTCACTCCTCAACGAAGCAGACGGCCAGCAAATCCTCAACGCCATCGTCGGGGCAATCGGAAACCAGAACCTCTCCGAAGTCTCGCTTGTTGCAGCGATCCGCACCGACATCGAACGCGCCGGCGGGAAACTTGACGCCGTG